CCTTCAGTATATAGTGAGGATTATATAGAATATAATCATGCAGATATCTTAGAATTACTAGGAACTGAAGCGTGGACATCAACTGAAGAATTAATATAATATGGCAACAGCAGGAGGGCCAGATATAATAACAGATGGATTAGTATTCGGATATGATGCTGACGATAGATCTCCAAGATTCTATCCAGGTGAGCCTACGACTAATTTAGCTAGTGGATTAACTGTTGGTGCTCAAGGAGGTAGTTTAACTTCCACAACACCAACACCAGATGGAAAGTATCTAACAGATAATACAGGAGTAGGAAATAACGGTCTACCTATGTACCACGAAGTAACAGCCCCTAACACAGGTAATAATGGAGGTTTTCAATCTCAAACTCATTTTAATATAATTGGAGGTTCTACTTATTTATATATTTCATTTAAAGTATATATGACCGAGGTGTATTCCGGGACTAATAGATACCTAGGAGGGTATGCTGGATTTTATAATAGTAGTGATGTCTCTACAGGTAATGCAGGATGGACATACACAGTAGACGGTGTAGCTGATCAAAGTTGGTCAGACAACCCAGCTCATTTGAACAAGTGGATTCAAGTATCAGGTAGAGCAACAATACCTGCTAACACCGCAAAAGTACATAGATGGTATGTATATGCCGACTGGCTACTGACAGGTAAGATGTATGTAGCTCAATTACAAATAGAGGAAAGTAATAATCCAACTCAATATACATCTACATCACGCTCATCTACTCAGTCTTTAATAGACTTAAAAAAGACTACTACAATTGATGTTAGTAATGTAAGTTTCGATAGTACTGCACATCCTATATTTGATGGATCAAATGACTATATTTCGATACCAGTACCTCAATCAGATGTTTTATTTAGTAATGTTTTTACTTGGGAGTTTGTTATGAAATTTAATGGAAACAATGGAACTCACCAAGGAATTGTATGGAGTGAAGCTACTGGGAATTTAAACTACCTACTTACTCTGTATAATTACAATAACTTTCATATTAGAATTCAAAATTCAGCAACTGGATGGGATAATAATGATGTTAATATTAGTTTTGACCCAAGCAAATATAACCATATTATTTTTCAATTTAATAACGGGGTTACTAAAATGTATGTAAATGGAGAGCTGATTGATACAGACTCATCAAGGGGTTCGTATACAGGGCCCAGTACTGCTGCCTTATATATAGGCTGCAGGAATGATTTGGCTTATGATTTAAATGGTAATATTCCTGTAATAAAACACTACAATCAAGCGCTGACTGCTTTAGAGGTGACACAAAATTTTAACGCATATAAAAACAGATTCAATATATAATGATAACAGGGCCAAACATAGAGAGAGAAGGTTTAGTATTTGGATACGATACTGGATACGGTATTGCTGACAATAGTACTGCTACAAGGTTTTATAAAGGAAAACCTGTGGTGAATATGCTTAGTTATGGCGACGATTTTAATTCATGGACGAAGGCAAAAAATTCAGGATCATATCCAACTATAAATACCAAAGTAAAAGAAGGTCCTATTTCTGGAACAATGGCGGATAGATTATCATTACCTTCTGACGGGAGTTACCCTAGAATATATCAAAATTTTACACCAACATCTACAACTGCACATGTTTTTTCCGTATGGCTGAAAGGTGAAACTACAGGTCAAGGTTGTTTTGTTGGAGCGTTTAGAAACAGCCCATGGAGCTTGCCTTCTAGTACTAATTTTAATATCACAACAGAGTGGGTGAAATATAGTTTTAATATAAATCCAGCGGACACTACGTCACATCAGATATACATAGGATCACATAATAGCCATGGAGGAAAATCATTCTTAATATCTAAAGCTCAATTAGCCCCAGGAACTATTTCATCTCCATTTACTAATGGATCTAGATCATCTACAGCTTCTTTAATAGATTTAAAAAAATCAACTAATATAGACTTGTCTAATGTATCTTTTGATTCGACAGGACAACCTATTCTTGATGGAACTGGAGATTATTTTCAAACAGATACAAATTGTGGAGTAACAGGAGACATTACCCTAGAGGTTGTTTTTGAAGAGTTTGGAGGTACAGCCCCTCACACCACTATATTATGTACAGACACAAACCATAATCGAGGAGCTAAGTTAATGAGTTATAAAAATCATGATCGATATGGACTATGGTTAGGTTTTGGATCCAGCGGATTACTAGCTATGGTTAGTGGCGCTTTAGTTAATAATACAAAATATCATCTCGTTGGTACATGGAGTCAATCAACAGGAATTGCTTACATTTACTTAAATGGAGTATTGACTGGAACTATAAATACAGGGGAAACGTCACAGATGAGCCTTGCTAATGGTTTAGTTACAGTGGGATCTGATTATCATGGGCTTGAAAGCAGTTATGGTTTAAACGGAAGCGTACCAGTCTCAAAAATATACAACAAAGTATTAACGGCAGAAGAAGTAAAACAAAATTTTAACGCGTACAAGAATAGATTTAACTTATAAAACCAACCTTTTGGACAATGAAAAAAGGACAACATTATGGCAAACGAATTTAAAGTAAAAAAAGGTCTTATAGTAGATGGCACAAACACAGTTCTTGATATTCAAGGAACTCAAGGGCAATTATTTTCTGTAACAGATAGTCTCACAGGAGATTTGTTTTCTGTATCTGATATATCTGGTGTACCGATATTAAATGTTAACTCTAGTGGTTTAGTTGCTTTAGATGGAAATTTAACTTTAGATGGAAATTTAACTTTAGATGGAAATTTAACTTTAAATGGTTCTATTGCTGGTGACAGTAATAACACTACAGAATTAGGTACATATTCTACAGGTGCTATTAAAAGAATCAGAATGGTTCAAGGTGGTGAATTGCACTTTGGTGATACGACAAACTCAGCTCCTCTTGGTATAACAGAAGGTAATTGGAATTCTTTTAGTGACCAAGATAGGTTAAGTATATACGGAAGAAGTTCAATTAAGTTTTACTCAGGAGCTACTAGTTCAGTTCTTCAATTAACTTTAGATACTAATGCAACTTTTGTAGGCACGGTAACAGCGCCACAACATTTTAAAGCTTCTGGGAATAATCTTAGTTTATCTGCTGGAGCAGTTCAGGTTTTAAATATAGACTTAAATAGAAAGATATATCCAAGTACAGATGCTAGTACTGATTTAGGTTTTAGTACTACTCAAAATAGATTTAGAAACGGTTTTTTTACTGGTGATATGTACGTTGGAGATAATATTGTCATGAAAGGCACAGATCCAACTATCAGTCTTCTTGATACAGATACAAATTCAGATGATTTTTACATACATATAAACAGTAATAACTTTTATGTTTTAACGAATAGAACTGATAGTCCAGCAGATCAGGTAAATACTGGTTGGGAAACTCCTCATGTACTTCAGCTCGAGGCAGACACTAACATAGGTTATCTGTTTGGTCATAGAATTTTTAATGAGAATTACCATCCAAATGCTGATATATGGACAACAGCAAGAACAATAACTTTAGGGGGAGATTTATCAGGTAATGTATCTATAAATGGTTCGGCAAATGTTACTTTAACAGCAGCAGTTGCAAATGATTCACATACACACGATGGAAGATACTTTACTGAAACTGAATCAAATGCTAAATTCTTAACTAAAGACGGTTCAGCAAAAGAGTTTGTTTTTGAAGTTAATGACGAAGGTAATATGTCAGGAAACAGATGGTATAAAGTTGCTACTGTAAACGGAGGTTCTGGAGGCTTACATATTAGAGGTTATATTTCTAATCATGTTGAGACATTTGGATCGCAGAAATTTGACTTAGCAATACAAGGTCGAGAGACAAGCCCTACTGTAGAAGTAAATGGACAGGTTGATGTTTTTCATAATGCATCTGGTGCAACTGCCACTGATAAATGTGGTATTAGAGTTGTAAGAGGAACAGATGAAACTAATTATGATAGATTTTACGTATGGATAAGAACTACCAGATATTCTCAAGTACGTCTTCATTTAACTAAATCGGGTAATACTTCTTTTCACACATCATCAACAATAGTTACTACAGAACCAGTACCGTTATCACCAGTTACAACTCCAGAAATAGACACTTCTACTTATGCAGAAGGAGGTTATATAATAGTAGATAGTTTAGCTGCTCTTAGCTGTAAAACTAGTGGCACAAGCGTAGTGGGTAGTTTAACTGCAGCAGCAGATGTAATAGCCTATTCAGATGAGAGATTAAAAGAAAATGTAAAAACTTTAGATGGTAGTAAAGTATTACAAATGAGAGGAGTTAGCTTTGATCGTTTAGATAATGGTAAATATAGTTCTGGGGTTATAGCACAAGAATTGGAAAAAGTTGCTCCTGAGCTAGTCATAGATGATGGAAAATATAAAGGAGTTGCTTACGGTAACATAACTGGTTATTTAATAGAAGCAATAAAAGAACAACAAAAACAAATAAACGAACTAAAAAAACTAATAAAAGATGGCAATAACTTATAGTACAAGCATCCTGCATTTAAAAGGAGCACCAACATTAGGGGAATTATCTAATGTCATAACTGAAGTAGAATTTGAAGTAGTAGCTGTAGATGGTGAATATACACATAACAGTATAGGACACTTAGGTGTTGCTTTAAATGAAGATGATTTTACTGCTTTTGAAGATATAACAGAAGAGGTAGTTGTAGGATGGGTTGAAGCTCACCCTGTACACGAAAATCATAAAAACTTTCTAGAAGAATTTATATCTAACATGAAAGCACCTACGAATTTAGGTCTTGAAAAACCTTGGTTATAATATGGCAGTTCCTGGAAGCGGAAGTTTAAGTTTATTTTCTATAGCTAATGAAAAGCTAAGTAATGATTACAACGATGGTGATGATGGATCTGGGCCATACAGTCTTAGAGATATTACTGAAGGTGGTGACACTTACGGTGGTAGTGAGGATTATGATATTACAAATGGATTCAGTCCTTCACATCCTGATAATGTAGCTGCTTTTGGAATGAGTGAATTTTATAGTTACGACCATGACTACGCGGCTCCAGTTTGTAATATAGCTTACCAAACGGGTGGAGTTGGAACATTTGATTTTCCTATAAACCTAGGTTCTGCAACTGGTACTGTAACCATAGAATACCAAGCTTACAGTGTACCAGATAAATTTGTTTTCACATGGAACAATAATACTTACACTAGTGGTAGTGGTAACGGAACAGGAAGTGGGTTTGTAGGAAGTGCAAGTTACTCTAGTACCTCATTGGTACAGCCACTAACTACATTGACAGGTGTTTATGGTGGAACTACTGGGCCTCAAGGGCAAAACGGTGGTAGAGGTACTATAACGTTTAATAAAAATTCATCAACTAGTTCTTCAAATATGAGAATTTCTGCTCCACTTTCAGGTACAGGTTGGTGGTTTTCAGTTAGCTGTCCAGGAATGCAAGTTATTGGTGGTGGAGATGGAATTGCTCCTTCTATAACAGCTAGTATTATGGCAGTAGCTACTACTTTGATTGGAATGAGGGGTAATGTTAGTAGTAAAGGTTTTACATCTAACTTTACTACAACTGGAACTATAAGTGAAAAAGGATTTGTTTATCTCCCAGGTGTTACAACTTCAAGCAATTTCTACAGAGAGACTCCAAGTGGTACATTTACTGCAGATGTAGTCGAGGTTTTAGAGGATGATTCTACTATAAATACTACAGGAGATTACACAGAGCCTACTGCAACTATAAGTGCAGGTACAGCTACGTTAACTACCGCTAATGCTTCTGCTATAACTGCAACTAGTTTTGTAGCAAACTACACTCCTACTAGTGTTGGTGCTAGACCTGTTAGTTTTAGAGCTTTTGCTAAAAATTCTGCTGGTACAACTTACAGTAGCATTGTAAATACAAGTACTCAGGGACATGTTGATCAACTTGGAATTACCTACTGTAATGGTGGTTATTCACAAACTCCAACAGTAAGTATAAGTACAGGGTCTCTTACTGATGCTACTGGTAATGATTATCAACAAGATAACACTCATGGAGGAACATCCACTTCGGCAAGAACTCAGACTATAACAGAAAATGGTGTACCATTAACAAGTAATAATACTTATAGGTATAGAGCTGTGGCAAGACAGGGTTCAAATATTATTTATGGAAACGTGGTAGGGTTTACAGTTCCGGCTGGATATTCATTTAGCGCAACACTAACTACAGGTACTTCTCAATATTATAGTACAGTGGTAAACGGTTGGAGTAATTCATATCCTTTTTCTTGTGGTTCTATATCAAACACCTCTTTTAATGGATCGACATTAACAGCTCTTTATTGGATGAATTCAAGTGGAACTGATTATCTTTATATATATTTTAGTAGTACTAAACCATCGTTTACCAATATTGTTATTAACGGAACTAGTTATGGAGCCTCTTCAACATGGACTAGTGCAGGAACTACTTTATGGAAAAAACCTCAGTCTTCTAATATTTTTGGATCAAACGGAACAACTAATTCAATAAATGCTAATTATTAAACTAAATATATAAAAGAAATAATTCGTATATTTACATAAATTAAATAAAATCATGTCAAAAAACACAATTAGTTTAGCTCCACCAGTGGAAAAAATCACAGATGAAGAGTTAAGAGATCTACAAGGAATTATCAATGAGTTGAATAAAGCTCAATTATCTATTGGTCAACTTGAAACCCAAAAAGCTAATATTATAAGCTCAATAAATGGTATTCAAACGAACCTAAAAGAAATGCAAGACTCTCTAGAGACTGCATATGGTAAAGTTTCTATAAACATTCAAGACGGAACTCTTTCAGAATTAGATTCATAATAATTTATGCAAATTCGTAAGATATCTATAGGCGCAGATTATAAGTCTAGTGCTATGCATTATATTGTAGGGCAAGAGATATTAGGTGGAAATTATACTATATTTTTAATAGAGTATGATGTTGACCAGGAATCTTATTTTATATTCATCAAAAAGAAAGATGAAATTATACCATGGAAATCATTTAACAAGAATGTTCCTATTTGTGTCGAATTCAATATAAACTTTTAATGAAATCACCTTTCTTTTTTTTAATTAAACCAAAAGGAAGCGAATATCAAAATACAATAGAGATTGCAGGAGAGAAGATTATAATCAACTCTTCTGTTGAAAATCACGAAAATGTAAATAGATTCGCTGAAGTAATCTGTGTACCTAATTATTATAAGGGAGAGATTAAAAAAGGAGACATTATTGTAGTTCATCATAATGTTTTTAGAATATATTATGATATGAAAGGTAGGCCTAGGAGGTCTCCTAATTTCTTTAAAGATAATATATATTTTATAGACCCTAGTCAATTCTATTTATATCACGATGGTGTAAAATGGAATTCAGTGGATGAATTTTGTTTTGTGAAACCTATAGACTTAGAACATAAGTATCTTCATCAAGAAGGTTTGGAAGAGAATACAGGTGTTGTAGTTTATTCCAATAATTCTTTAAGGAATTTAGGAGTTAACGAAAAATGTAAAATAAACTTTAGCAAAAACAGTGAGTATAAGTTTGTTATAAACGACGAAGTACTATATAGAATGAACACTAAAGACGTGTGTACAATTTTAAGTTAAATTTATAAATATGAAAAGCACACAACCACATTATGATAATGGAAAAACTTACGACTTAATTGATGTAATTAATGATTATAATGTAAATTTCTGTAGAGGTAACGTCATCAAGTACGTTGTAAGAGCAGGTAAGAAGAAGGATGAATTACAAGATCTTTTAAAAGCTAAGGATTATTTACAAAGAGAAATTGATAGAATTAATAAGGAAATGGCATGCAAGACTTAAATGAGATTAAAAGAAGAATTATAGAGGCTGGACATCAAGCTGTAGATGAGTTAATTAACGTAGCAAAGGAAAAAATTGTTACAGGAACAGAAGATGATGTATCTGCGGACAGGCTTAAGAATGCGGCAGCAACAAAAAAGCTAGCAATATTCGATGCTTTTGAGATACTTTCTAGAATAGAACAAGAAAAGAGTTATATAGAAAATAGACCTATTGAAAACGATAAAAAAGCATTTAGTGGGTTTGCTGAAAGAAGATCTAAATAATGTATAAACAAACTTTATACTCTGTTGTGTCGAATATAATACCTGAAAAGGTTATAAGGCATAATAATAAGAATAAATTATGGTCTTATGGCTATAATAAAGAGTATGATGTTATTATTATTAGTAGAACAGGTGAAATAGGAGAGATATATTCTATTCAAGGCCTGATTATTGCATTACCTAAACCCAACAACGTTGCCAAAACAAAGAAATGGGTTAAAGAGGACTATCCAAAAGAATTAAAAAACGTACAAAGTATTTTTGATTGGAAGGATTTGCCTGATGAATTTAAAGGTAATTGGCATAACTACATAGATAATGAATTTAAAAGGCGTGAAGAGGGTTATTGGTTTACAAATAAAGGGGTTAGCACTTATATTACTGGCTCTCACTATATGTACTTGCAGTGGACAAAAATCGATGTTGGAAACCCAGACTTCAGGGAAGCTAATAGGATATTCTTTATCTTTTGGGAAGCATGTAAAGCGGATAAAAGATGTTACGGAATGTGCTATCTCAAGAATAGACGTAGTGGTTTTTCGTTCATGGCATCCGCAGAGACTGTTAACTTGGCGACCATATCTTCCGATTCACGGTTTGGGATTCTGTCCAAATCTGGAGCCGATGCGAAAAAGATGTTCACAGATAAAGTGGTTCCAATTTCAATCAATTATCCATTCTTTTTCAGACCAATACAGGACGGTATGGATCGTCCCAAGACGGAACTCGCATATAGAGTACCAGCATCCAAATTTACAAGAAAAAGATTCGATTCAAAAGATAAGCCTCAAGAAATGGAAGGGCTGGACACAACCATTGACTGGAAAAATACGGGCGACAACTCCTATGATGGAGAAAAACTATCCCTCCTCGTCCATGATGAAGCGGGTAAATGGGAGAAGCCAGAAAACATCCTCAACAACTGGAGGGTTACAAAAACAACATTAAGGTTAGGTTCTAGGGTTATAGGTAAATGTATGATGGGATCTACTTCTAATGCCTTAGAAAAAGGTGGTGGAAACTTTAAAAAACTTTACGAAAACTCTGACGCTACACAAAGAAATAAAAATGGACAAACTCAGTCTGGACTTTATAGTTTATTTATTCCTATGGAATGGAATTTTGAAGGATATATAGATGAGTTCGGACATCCTGTATTTGATGCTCCAGATAGTAAGGTCTTAGATTCTTATGGAGATGTTATAGACTCCGGGGTATTAGAGAGTTGGGATAATGAGGTTGATGGTTTAAAAAATGATTCAGATGCTTTAAATGAATTTTATAGGCAGTTTCCTAAAACAGAGTCTCATGCTTTTAGAGATGAATCAAAAAACACTTTATTTAATCTTACTAGGTTATATGAACAAATAGATTACAATGATTCTTTTGCTGTTAAAAGCAATATAATGAGAGGTAATTTTCATTGGAAGAATGGAGAAAGAGATACAGAAGTTGTTTGGGCTCCAGATAATAAAGGTAGATTTTATATTTCATGGATGCCTTCACCTAGTCTTATGAATAACGTGATTGTGAAAGGAAATAAAAAACATCCCGGAAACATTCACATGGGTTCTTTTGGATGTGATTCATATGATATATCAGGAACTGTAGGTGGTGGTGGATCTAAAGGGTCTTTATCTGGAATGACTAAGTTTCATATGGATGATGCTCCAACTAATATGTTTTTTTTAGAATATATATCTAGACCTCCAACTGCTGAAATATTTTATGAAGATGTTTTAATGGCTCTTCATTACTATGGTATGCCTATACTTGTAGAAAACAATAAACCTAGATTACTATACTATTTAAAAGAGCGAGGTTACAGGGGGTTCTCTTTAAACAGACCTGATAAGCATAGGAATATACTTTCTAAATCAGAAAAAGAATTAGGTGGAATTCCTTCTTCTTCTGCTGTAATTTCTGTACACGCTGAAGCTATAGAAAGCTACATCGAAAATAATGTTGGTGTTATAACTAATCAAGAAGATGTTGATTTTGGATCATGTGGGAATATGTTTTTTAATAGAACTCTATTAGACTGGTCTAACTACGATATTAACAATAGAACTAAGTTTGATGCTACTGTTAGTTCAGGGTTTGCTATAATGGCTAATCAAAGTAATAAGAACAGGGAAGTAAAAAAACGTGATCAAATAAATGTTAACTTTGCAAAGTACAGTAACAAAGGTTTTGTTAGTGAAATTATTACATAGATATGATAAATAACCCAAAGTTCACTTCTGGAACAGGATTCCCTAATCAATTTGCTCCAGATAAAGAAAAAGAAACATTGGAGTATGGTCTTCGTGTAGGTCAGGCAATTGAATCAGAATGGTTTTCGAGAGACAGAGGGTCTTCGTTATATGGAGACATGAGATCTGAATACTTGTTAAGGAGACTTTATGCTAGGGCTGAACAGCCAGTAGAAAAATATAAAAACGAATTATCTATTAATGGAGATTTATCTTATCTAAATTTAGATTGGACTCCTGTAGCTATTATACCTAAATATGTAGATATAGTAGTTAACGGAATAGCTAATAGATTATACGATGTTAAAGTTGAAGCTGTAGATTCTTACTCTAGTGAAATTAGAGAGGATTTTAGAAAGGAGATGGAAGCAGATATGATTGCTTATCAACCATTAAAAGAACTTAAAGAACAAACTGGAGTTGATATATTTAATTTCGAAGAAGGTGAGTTACCTAGAACTACTGAAGAACTAGGTTTATACATGAAGCTTAAATATAAGCAAGGAATAGAGATAGCAGAAGAAACAGCTATAAATTCATTGCTAGAGCTTAACGATTATGAAGAGTTATCTAAAAGAACTACAGAGGATAATGTAGTTTTAGGTATATCAGCTATTAAGCATAGTTTTGATGTTCATGATGGAGTTCGAATAGAATATGTAGATCCAGTTAATTTAATATATTCCCCAACAGAAGATCCTTCTTTTAAGGATTGTTATTATTATGGAGAGGTAAAAAATTCTCATGTTACTGAATTAAAAAAGATAAATCCTAATTTAACTCAAGAAGAGTTAGAAGATTTAGCTAAAACAGCAAGTAGACTTGATGGGTTTAAATCAACAGTAAATCAATCTGGTGGATCAGATAATTCTAACGTTTCTTTATTATATTTCTGTTACAAAACAGATAAAGAAATTGTATATAAAATAAAAGAAACCGTAAATGGTGGTCAAAAACCTATAAAAAAAGATTCTTCTTTTAATCCAGAAGGAGAAACAGAAAGATTTGTAAAGGCGTCTAGAAGAATAGATGTTTGGTATGAAGGAGTTATGGTGTTGGGAAGTAATAAACTTATCAAGTGGGAGCTTATGCAGAATATGGTTAGGCCAAAGTCTGCTTTTCAAAAAACTTGTGCACCTTATTTATTATCTGCACCTAAAATGACAAAAGGTAAAGTTGATTCTTTAGTTAAAAGAATGATTCCTTTTGCTGATCAAATACAATTAGTACACCTTAAGTTACAACAAGTAGTATCTAAAATGATTCCAGATGGGGTTTTTATAGATGCCGATGGTTTAAATAGTGTTGATTTAGGAAACGGAGCGTCATATAATCCTTCAGAAGCTTTATCTATGTACTTCCAAACAGGTAGTGTTATAGGTAGAAGTTATACTGAAGATGGAGAATTTAATAATGCTAGAGTTCCAATACAAGAATTAACAAGTAGTGGGTCTAATGCTAAAATATCTAGTTTAATTAATATGTATAACTATCAGCTTAATATGATTAGAGCTGCTACAGGTATTAATGAAGCTAGAGATGGAAGTTCACCAGATCAATACTCTTTGGTAGGTGTTCAGAAATTAGCGGCTTTAAATAGCAACACAGCAACTAGGCATGTTGTTCAGGCTGGTATAAATATCACTAAAGAATTATGTACTGCTTTATCTTATAGAATATCTGATATATTAAAATACTCTTCATTTAGCGAAGACTTTGCTAAGATGATTGGTAAAAACAACTTTCAGGTAATTTCTGAAATACAAAACTTACATCTTCATGATTTTGGTATTTATATAGAATTAGAACCAGATGAAGAAGAAAAATCATTGCTAGAACAAAATATACAATTAGCATTACAATCTGGTAAGATAGATTTAGATGATGTTATTGATCTTAGAATGGTTAATAATTTACATTTAGCCAATATGTTACTTAAAGTAAGAAAAGCAAGGAAAGAAGAAAACGATATGTCTCTTGAGGAGAAGAAAACTAAAATGCAAACTGAAGCTAATTCTCAGTCTGCTCAATCTGCTGCTCAAGCTAGAACTCAAGAAAATAATATTAAAGCTCAGTCTGAAGCTCAAATGCTTCAAATGACAAATAAAATGGATCTTCAGAAACTAGAGGTAAAGGCTAAGTTGGAGAAAGAGTTAGAGCAAATGAAGTTCGAACATGCAATGGAATTAAAGAAATTAGAGATAGAGGGTTTTTCAAGTAGAGAAGGTGAAAAGGAAGATAGAAAAGATAAAAGAACAGAAAAACAAGCTTCTCAACAAAGTAAAATGATAAGTCAAAGAAAAAAAGACTTACCACCAACTGATTTTGAAAATGGTCAAGGACAAGAGCCTCAAGGACAAGAACAAGGATTAGGTGGATTAGAGATGCCTGCAATGGGTGGACAACCTCAACAACCTAATCAAGATCCAATGGCTGGAATGATGCAACAAATGAATCAACAAAACATGTTGTAATTTAGTTTATTTTTGTAACGTAAAATTTAATTTAATATAATATGAGTGATAACACAATAAAGGTAGACCTAACCAATAAGGGGGTTGATACCAGTACAGACCAATCAGTAGATGTTGATTTTAAGGTTGATTTTTCTAAACCTTTAGAAGAGAAAAAGGAAGAAGAAGAAAAACCAGAAGAAGAAACAAAGGATAATAAAGAAGAAAAAGTTCCTGAAGCTGAAGAAAAAAAAGAAGAATCTTCTGATAAAAAAGAAGAAAAAAAACTAACTAAAGAGGAAATATTAAGTTCATATTTAACTGATAAGTATGAGTTGGATATAGATTCTTTAGAAGACGTTCTTTCAAATAAAGAAAAAAGTAAAGTTCAGGAACTACCTGAAGAGATTGAGAAGTATCTTGAGTATAAGAAAGAAACCAAAAGAGGTTTAAAAGATTATATGAAGTTACAGCAAGATTTTGATGAATCAAATCAAAATGATCTTCTTGTTCAATATTATAAAGAAACGAATCCAGGTCTTAACGATGAGGATGTATCTTTTTTAATAGAAGAGAAGTTTAATTCTAATGATTCTGTTGATACTGAATCTCAGAAGAAAGTAAAAGAACTTGAAAAGAAAAAAGAATTATTTAAAGCTAAAGAATATTTTAATAATCTGAAGGAAAAATACAAATCTCCACTTGAGTCAAGTGATGAGAATGTGCCACAAGAATATAAAGATGCATTTAGTAATTACAATAAGTACCAAGAGGAATCTAAAAAAAACAAAGAGATTCAAGATAATCAACGTGTTGTCTTTGACAAAAAAACACAAAAACTATTCAATAACGAATTCAAAGGTTTTGAATTTAACGTAGGAGAAAAGAAAGTTGTTTTTAATCCCAAAGACCCTAAAGGAGTTATGGAGAAGAATAGTAACCTTAACAATTTTATTTCAAAGCATATTGATGATAAAGGATCTTTGAATAATGCTGCTGATTACCATAAAGCTATGGATATGGCTATGGATCCTGAAAAGTATGCAAAATTCTTTTACGAGCAGGGTAAATCCGATGCAGTAAATGAAGTTGTACAAGACGGGAAAAATATAAATATGGACGTCAGAAGTAAAGTAGATTCATCAACAGTTGGGACTAAGTTTAAAGTGTTACAAGATGCCGGAGACTTTAGTTCAGGACTAAAAATTAAAAAACGTTAAACTATTTAAAAAAAATTAAAAAATGGCACAAGCAATTACATTCGGAGGAGCAGGAACTATCGCAGGTTCTACAGCTCTTACGCCAGCGCCAAGTAAGGGGTTACAAAATGCTAACTACCTTAGTAACGCTGACTATACTTTCGCACAACAACATTTACCAGATTTGTATGAGAAAGAATTTGAAAAATATGGAAACAGATCTATCGCGTCTTTCTTAAGATTAGTTGGAGCTGAACTTCCATCTAGCTCTGACTTAATTAAGTGGACTGAGCAAGGAAGGTTACACGTACAAGCTGCAGGGGTTATTACAGATGGTAATACTATCGCTGCTACAGGGCATGACTTTAGAACTAATCAAACGATTATTGTTTCTAACGCAGCTGCTACTGTACAAATTAAAGCTTTAGTAACAGATGCTAGCGCAGCTGATTCTATCGAAGTAGCACCTTACTCACACGCTGATATGGTTACTGGAGCAGGATCTTTTTCTGCTTCTGATGCTGTAAAAATCTTTGTATTCGGTTCTGAATTTAAAAAAGGAACAAATGGAATGTCTGGATCTTTACAAGCTAGTATGGAAGCTAAAGAGAACAACCCTATTATCATCAAAGACAAATACGAAGTATCTGGATCTGAGATGGCACATGTTGGTTGGGTAGAAGTAACTACTGAAAACGGAGCTTCTGGTTACTTATGGTACTTGAAGTCTGAGCACGAAACGAGATTAAGATTCGAAGACTACCTTGAAACTTCAATGGTAGAAGGAGAACCAGCTGTCGCGTCTTCTGCTGCTTTAACTGCAGGTTACAAAGGTACAAAAGGTCTTTTCTATGAAATCGAAAATGGAGGAAACACTTCATCTGGAGATATCACGGATAGAGATGATCTTGAGGCTTTCGCTAAAGTTCTTGATAAAGAAGGAGCTATTCAAGAAAATGTTCTTTTCGTAAACAGAGATACTTCTTTCAAAATTGATAGAGTATTAGCTGATCAAAACAACTCTGGAGCTTCTACAAGTTCTTATGGTTTATTTGATAACGACGAAGACATGGCTTTAAATCTAGGATTTACTGGATTTAGAATTGGATATGACTTTTATAAGTCTGACTGGAAATACTTAAACGATGCTACTACAAGAGGTAACATTGGTGGTGTTGACGGAATTATGGTTCCTGCTGGGACAACTACTATCTACGATCAGGTATTAGGACAAAACGCTAAACGACCATTTTTACATGTTCGTTACCGTCAGTCTGCTACTGAAGACAGAAAGTATAAGTCTTGGGTAACTGGATCTGCTGGTGGAGCATCTACTACAGATAAAGATAACATGGAAGTACATTTCTTATCAGAAAGAGCACTTTGTGTTATGGGAGCTAATAACTTCATATTAATGAACTAGTACATTTAAAGAGGGTGTCTTAATCGATACCCTCTTTTTAAATCTAATTAAATTATAATATAATGGCAGTAAAAAATTCAAAAACAGGCTATCCTGGCCTTTTCCCTAACTTACAAATTAAGACAAGGGTTTTCGTTTTAACGAGCAACAGAACACCAATAAGACATATGATCGCTGTAAAGCATACAGGTTCTAAACCACTTACATATAATGACAGTGGATTAAATAGAGCTTTAAGATGGGCTACAAATCAAATTTCTCCATTTGTTGATGAACAAGATGGATTAGTAACTTTATCACCAATAGTTTTCACAGATGGAAAATTAATTGTTGATGCTGGAGATCAAAATCTTCAGAAATTTTTAATGATTCACCCTTCTTTTGGAGTTAAATTTGAAGAGTTTGACAAAGAAAAAGATGCAAATGAAGAAGTTCAAGTAATGGTTGGAAGGTTAGATGCTCAAATAGCAGCTAAAGACCTAGACATTAATGACCTTGAAGCAATTGCAAGAGTTGTTTTGAAAGGAAAAAGCAATATATCCTTAATGACTTCATCAGAACTTAAGAGAGATATGATTATCTGGGCAGGAAATAACTCAGAAGAGTTCATGGATCTTTTAAATGATGAGAACTTAAAATTAAGAAACTTAGCAGTTAGAGCTGTTGAGATGAATATTCTTCATGTTAAAACAGATAACAGAACAGTTGTGTGGGGAGACAAGAAAACTCAAAAAGTAATAGTTGTACCTTATGGTGAAAACGTATATAGCGGATTAGCTTTATTCTTTAAAACAGATGAGGGATTAGATGTTTTGCAAAAAATAACAAATAGTCTATAATAATAAACTAATTACTATTAAAGTTAATAAGGGGTTGCAATTTGCGACCTCTTTTTTTTTGTATTTTTGTAAAAAATATATCCAATGATTAACAGTGTAAGAAACACCGTCTTGTTTCTTTTGAATAAAGACAATAGAGGGTACATTGCTCCTTTAGAGTATAATTATTTTGCAAAGCAAGCTCAATTAGAGATGTTTGAGCAGTATTTTTCTGATTACTCAAAGGCTATGCAGCTTCAAAATGCTAGAAAAAAAGCAATAGGCCATGGAGATACAGTATCTCAAATACAAAATAAAATAGACATATTTACTACAAGCTCAACATTAAACTACACAGATGTTAGTTCTACATCTGTAGGTGGTGTTGAAGATTATTTTATTTTACCAGTAAATTTATATAAATTAATTAACGTAACTTACAAAAGTAAGATAGTTCAGGGAGTACCAACTTCAAAGTTTGATATGTTATCTTCAAGTAATTTAACAGCTCCTTCTATAACTTATCCAATATATAAAAGAAATGGATCAAACTTATTTGTAAGACCTTTAAGTATATATTATACAGCAGCTACTCCACAAGGAACAGAGCCGCCTTTAGTTTGTAATTATGTAAGAAAACCATTAGATCCTAATTGGGGATATAATACAATTAATAATGACCCAGTATATAATTCTGATACATCAACTAACTTTGAAATACCATCTTCTGATGAAAGTTCTTTAGTTGTAAAAATATGTAAATTAGCAGGGTTAAGTATAAGAGAGAATGATGTTGTACAAGCAACTAATGCAATGGAAGGTCAGACATACCAAAAACAAAACACATAGATTATGCCTATAATTGGACAAAACTTAACTCAATCTCAATATTACCAAAACAGTGGTAATGAACCTACTAATGATAATTGGGGTACATATCAATACCTTTTACTAGAGGATATTATAAATAATTTTCTTTTAACTTATGTTGGAGATGATAAAGTTATTAATAAGGTAGAAAGAAATGAAGTTGTTTTTCATGCAAAAAGAGGTTTGCAGGAAATTCACTATGATGCATTAAGAGAGGTTATTGGATTTGAAGCTCAAGTACCACAGACTTTACAAATGCATTTACCACACGATTTCGTTAGTTTAGTTAAAGTTTCTTATGTCGGTAATGATGGTCTTACTCATGACATAATGCAGAATTTTAATTCCAAAATAACAAAATCATACCTACAAGATAACACTGCTCAAAAAAATATTCTTTTAGATGCTAATGGAAATGCATTAACCGGAACTCCAGTAATAGAAACTAACTGGAAGAACAAAGGGTCAGACAGTTTAGGAAGCTCAGGGAAGAGTTCTCGTGGAGGAAGATTCGGAATGGATGGTTCTACAGCTAATAGCAACGGAAGCTACCTTATAGACAAGAATTCAGGAATGATATTATTCAGCTCAAACCTGCAAGAACAAAATATTATTATACAATATGTCTCTGATGGAGTATATGGATTATCTGATAGTGAAATAAAAGTTCATAAATTAGCTGAAACTTTTATGTATGAATATTTACAAGCTATAATATTAAAATCTAAATTTGGGGTTCAGGAATATATTGTAAGAAGAACTAGCAAGCAATCTTCAGCGGCTTTAAGGAATGCTAAAATTAGATTGAATTCAATAAAACTAAGCGAATTAACTCAGATATTGAGAGGTCGTGATAAGTGGATAAAGTAATATGAAAATACAAAATACCTTTTCAAAAGGAAAAATGAACAAAGACTTTGACGAGCGTCTTGTTCCTCCAGGGGAATATGTAGATGCTTTAAATGTCAGAGTGGTTAATACCGCTGGTTCAGATGCAGGTGCAGTAGAAAACGAAAGAGGGAATACTAAACTTACGTTTATTTCTGAGTCAAATAATCCTATGTGTATAGGATCTGTTTCTGATGAGGTTGGAGAAAAGATTTATTGGTTTGTTGTTAATTCATTAAATCATTCTTTTGTTTATGAATATAATTCAGAGACAGAGACAATGTCTACATTACTCGAAGACACTAGAACAGGTGTAAATCAAGTTATAGGCTTTGATGAGTATTATAAAGTTACTGGAGCAAATGTAATATACAATACATCTACTAATCAAAATTTATTATTATGGACAGATGGATTAAATCCTCCTAGATGTATAAATATTGAAAGAGCAAAAACCTATGGAGCAAATAGCTTTATTGAGGATGATATAAACTTGTATAAAAAACCACCTAGAAAAGCACCTAGTGTATCTCCATTTACTACAGCCCAGGTTACTGAGAACGCTGTAAAAGAGAAATATTTTGCTTTTTCTTATAGATATAAGTATTTAGATGGTGAGTATTCTGCTTTATCTTCTTTTACTGATTACCAATTTACTCCATCTACTAAGTTTAAGTTAGATTACTCTACAATGGAAAACAATTCCATGCTTAATATATTTAATGCATACAGAATTGGATTTAATACTGGAGATAAAAGAGTTACTGATGTCCAGATTTGCTTTAAAAACCCTAGTTCTAGTTTAATTTTTGTAATAGAAAACTTAAATAAAAAAGAAAAAGGATATTTAAATGATACTGAAAAGACATATTCATTTAGTAATAAGAAAATATACAGAGCTTTACCAGATGACGAGTTAGGTAGAATATTTGATGACGTTCCTTTAACTGCAAAAGCTCAAGATTTTATACAGAATAGAATTGTTTTTGGTAATATTACGAAACAATATGATTTAATAAGAACAATAACTGATACAGATAAAATAAAGATAGATTATACTGCTGAAAAAGTTTCTCTAGCTCAAGACGGTTACGAAGGAACATCTACAATTACTAGTGGTGATCTTAATTTTAACATGGATTTTTCTTCATTCAGTTTAAATAAGGGTTATTCTGTTTTTATTGGCCTTGAATTAGAGTCTGATCAAGCAGGAACATCTCCTAGTTTTTATTTTAATGGTTCTTTTGCTGGTGATAATGCTGTAGAGCTTACTGAAAGTTATTCAAATGCATTGGATTTTTCTAACTCTCCTGATTTTGAAGAGTTATTATTAGCTTTAACAAATAATTTTGCTGCATTAGTAACAACAACCAGCCCAGCTAACACTAGTTTAGTTACATATGGAGGGTTTTCTGTAATTTCAGCAACATCAACTGTAATAACACTAAAATCTCCTATAATAACTCATCAAGTAGATAACACTCCTGGAGATACTAATGATGTTAATTTTACTAATACAGTAGAAAATTTCAAATTTACTTCTGATTCAGCGTTTTATGTTAGGCAAACAAATTCTAATCTATCTTTAAAGAGTAATAGAAGTTATGAGTTTGGTTTAGTTTATTTAGATAAAGATGGAAGATATAGTTCAATAATACCTGCATCTAACACTTCTGGATATAATTCTTCTGAGGTATTTATTCCTATAGAAAATTCTGTTGATATTAACAGAGCTAAAATAACATTAAACCACTTACCTCCATACTGGGCTGATAGATATAAATTTTTTATTAAATCAAACCGAGATCAATACTACAATGTATATAGCACTATTTTTTATGAAGATGGTCTTTATCGGTGGGTTTTAATGACTGGTAACAATATAAATAAAGTAGAGATAGGAACTAATTTAGTTGTAAAATCTGATGATGACGGCCCTTTAATTAAAGAAATTAAAGTTAAAGTTTTAGATTATCAAATAAAAAACACTTTAGATGTAGATCAGTCAACTGACGCTAAATCTAACGAAGGATGGTTGAGTGGTAATTTAGATGCAGCAGAAGGTGAAATAAAAGAAATACCAGGAGTATACATGAAGATTAAACCTAATGGGTTTAAAATGGACTTTAATCCAAATAATTTTGCATCTTACTCAGGAACAGATCGAGTTCCTTGGGGTCTTTCAGGTGTTTGTAACGGATATTCAAATGTTACTTTACCTCAAGAAGAAGAATTTG